GCTAACAGAATGTTTTAACGAGTACGAAGAGTACCGCAAGATGAGGCTGGAGAAGACAGACTTCCACATCCCGACAGAGATTATAGGCAGACTACAGAAGATAGTGGCGTATAACGCATCTGTAGGCAGATTAAAGGCTTCATTTGATTTCCTGGTAGATAAGGCTACATCAATAGAAATGCGTAAAATAGACCACGATGCAATGCCTGCTAAGAAGTTTGAAGCACTTGTAAGGGATTCAGTAGGTCTTATAGTCATCTTCCCTAAAGCACTAGAGCAGATGATTAAAGAATCACACTACGAGATAGAGTGCCTGCGTTCTGTCCTATCCTACCTAAAGACAGAAGCTCAACACATAAACCATTAAACAATGACAAAAGATAAAAAGATAGAAACCCTAAAGCATTGCTTTGAGGAGGTTATCTGGATGGCAATACGGTATGCCAATGGCAGACACACCTACGCCCCAGGCATGGTTAGGGATGCTGTTAAGAAGTATAAGGAAGTTAACCCTGATTTTGTACTAAAACATGACAGAACTATAGAGCCACCTGAAGAAAGCGAATTAGGTGGCTACAAGCTGAGTTCGGATTACCTATACGATTTATTTATTAAATAAAAAAAACTCATAAGATGACAAAGCAGAGAAAAGACCCAAGACAAAGATTAGGCAGTTCACAGAAAGATAAAGTGATGACAGTATCTATTCGCCTTACTAAACCACAATACCAAGTACTTGTTGATAAATGTAAGCAGGAAGATGTTACTCTTTCTAACTATATTCGCCTTACATTATTCAGACAATAAATAGAAAGTTATGACAACAAAAATACCGCCATCAGTAGTTAAAGTAATAAAGCCAATAGTGCTTGACGATAATCACTTCTCTGTTAACTTAAACATATTCCGACCTGAGATGGACAGAGGTGAGACAACCACAAGGTGGGAGATATACGCCTTCTGTAATCATAATTCAGGCAGGCTATGGGATGCTAAAGAAGCTCCTATCCTTGAGGGTAGACTACGTGCCAAGCTGAAGTCGATGAAAGAGTTTGACGCAGAATACACCTACTACAAAACGCTGGCAAATGAACTACAGGAGTGACTTCGATTTAGACCTATCCACTGGAGAGCAAGGAGAGTCTTTAGTTCGGGATATGCTACAAATATCCACCATAGAAGTAAAGACAGATTTCCTTGCAAGTATAACAGGGAACATAGCTGTTGAATACGAATCACGAGGTAAGCCATCAGGATTATCTGTTACCAAAGCAAGTCACTGGGTGTTTGTTATTCCCAACAAAATAGCCATATTTGTTGAAACTAATCAACTAAAAGAGATTGCAAGGGAGTACTACAAGAAAGGAAGCATTAGAAGCGGAGGTGATTTAGATTCATCTAGGCTTATACTAATACCAATTAAAGAACTGTTCTATGGAAGATAAGCTGTTACATATCATGTGCGATGATGTACCTAGTAATATGACCATTGGTAGCAAGAAGTACTACCTTACCAACAATGTCTTTTATGGAGGTGTGCATTGGGCAATAAGAAAGAAGCTGGTAGAGATGTGTAAGCTCTACCTTATGAGTAAGATTACTAAGAAAGTATCTATCAGCGAAGATAAGTTTCCTATTCAGATAGAGATTATTTATAGCTCGCCAAAACATACTTTTGACATTGATAACAAGGCAGGATACTGGCTGAAGGTACTACTGGATTTGATTAAACAGAACGGTACTGTTCCTGATGACAATGTAAAGTATATATCCTCCATTAAGTCATCCTACGTAAGGCTTCCTGCTAAATCAGAAGATATACTAGAAATTATTATTCATTAATTAAAAAGTACTTATGGCAAGAATTTTAATAGCCTGTGAAGAAAGTCAGGCAACAACAAAAGAGTTTAGAAAATTAGGACACGAGGCGTTTTCGTGTGATTTATTACCTTGTAGCGGTGGGCATCCCGAATGGCATATACAAGGAAATGTTTTAGATATTATTAATGATGGATGGGATTTAATTATAGCACATCCACCTTGTACTCATTTATCATCAAGTGGACAATGGGCATTTTCAAATGGGATAAAGGATGTTAAGTTAAAAGAAGATGCTATAAGTTTTTTTATGGCAATAGCAAACGCAAAATGCCAACGGATAGCGATTGAAAATCCAATAGGTGTAATGAGTACAGCTTGGAGAAAACCTGACCAAATTATACAGCCTTGGCATTTTGGTGATTTAGCAAGTAAAAGCACTTGTTTATGGTTAAAAGGATTACCTAAATTAATACCACAAATTATTGAAAAGCCAGAAATGGAATACCATACATGGATTGATAAAAAGACTGGTGCAGCAAAACGTATGGAAAAGTGGATGTACGATATAAGAACAAAGCCACACAAAGAAAGAAGCGGATTAGCGTCTAAAACATTTGAAGGTACAGCAAAGGCTTTTGCAGAACAGTGGGGAGCAGTAGTTTAATTATTAATAGTGTTCACGTTCCGTGAACTAACCTTGTTCATTGTGCAGTATGTCAAACTGCTCTATTAGTGCTGTAAAGTATTCAGTAGACTTATCAAGCATAAACATACACCTCTGCATTATAGACTCCTTTAACGCCTTCTGCTGCTTCGTCATGGCATCCATAGACTCCAGGTTAGCAAGCGTCTCATTAGCCACCATATTGGCGTTATAGTAAAGGTCTATCTCATCATCAAGACCCCACTCTTCCTGTTCCGGCAGTTGTTCACTATCACGTTCCATGTGCGTTTATTTTGGTGAGCTTGATAATATATGCCTTCTTTCCTTTATGTTTAAATCAGATGTACGCTTCCTACCAACAGCCCCACAATTAGTACAGCGGAATTGGCTGTAAGCATTTACCGTAGTGTAATACTTCTTACCCTCATCCTCCAGCTTATTGCTTCCACACGTAGGGCATCTATGCTCATTCTCATCAAGGATAAACAGTGCTGTATTAGGATGAGGCTTAATCCAAGGTCTTAACCTAAGATAGGTCTCCTCCAGGATGACAACATCATTTACGTTATAATCTAGCATCTTATTCAACGCCTCCTCATCCCCAGCATAGCACTTACTCCAAAGCTCAAACCCATCATGCTTAGACTTCCTCGGCAGACCTAACATCCTATTTACGAACTCTAATTTATTGGAAGTAAAGGCAAAGTTTCTCTTTATATGCTTTAAAGTATCAATGGACTGATAAGGTAGTGGAGGATTCATCTTGTTAAGTAAGAACCTTGTATTCAGCTTAGGTAAGTCAAACTTATCTCCGTTGTGAGCGACAATGATGTCGGCCTCATTTAGCATCTCCCATATCCCTTTCAGTATCCTGCTGTCATCCTGCTCAATAGCTTCCTTAGCTGTCAATGAAGCAGAATATGTCTTCTCTTCAAACAGCCACTTAGCAGCCCATGTAAGTATAAACCAATCGCTTTCTATTTGGTCTATGGATATATTCTGATTCCATATTCCCCATACCTTAGCTCTTATAGGTGCTGTTTCAATATCAAGTATCAGTATCTTGGCCCCAGTCTCTATCTCTTCCTTGAATGGTTTATAGTTTCTTGTATCGTAAGTTAAAGGTTTAATATTCTCTTGAATCAATTTAGACTTTCTATTACTCTCGCCTCTATGACCTCTGAAGTGCCTTATTCTGCACCTTGCATCTTCTATACTGCTGAAGACAGATTTATTCTCCTCATACATCTTTTTAGCAAGTGTAAGGTCAGGTAGTTTTGGATTAGTTGAGCAATAGTCTAGTGCCAGCTGACCCTTGATGGTGAGTTTTCCCATTGTTTCTTTTTGAAGCTGCTGTGGGACTCGAACCCACATCCCCTCGCCTTGTGCGAGGTTGCTACCCTAGTCGGTATTCATTCCCGATTACACCAAGCAGCTTTACCGAAACTAAGATGGGACTCGAACCCATAACCTCTCGCACCAATGCAAGGCTCTACCAATTGGAGCTACTTAGCTTACCATAACTTTTGCGTGTCAGTAGGCGTTATTGACCTATCCAGCTTACGTTCTGGCTCTTGTTTGCGAGCTGTTCTTACGGGAAGCCCAAGAGGAACTACGACTCCGTGTACTTGGGAGACATTATATTCAAATATCTTTGTATTCTTCCTTAGCATCAAAACAAGGACACGCCTTAGATACACCTGGGAAATCGGTATGACCTTGGATAGTGGGGAAGAATCTCTGTTTAAGTACTACCTCATTTCTTACTTTCTTAATAGTCTCTAGTAAAGCCTTCTTCTGCTCTTCTGTTCTGTTATCTACTGGCTTACCTTGCCTATCTACTCCTCCTATATAAGATATGTGTATAGACCTTGTATTGAATCCTGCTACCCCATTGGTAGGGTTCTCTATATCTGACAGCTTAACTACATTTCCATTAGCCTCTACTATATAATGATACCCAACACTCTTCCATCCCAATACGTTCTTCCAATGATTGCGTATTGACTGAATAGTAGTCGTCTGAGGAGTAGCTGTGCAATGTATTGCGATGTAGTCAATCCTTCTCATTTTCTCTTATTCTTTAAAAGGTTTATTGCTATCATTATCCCCCAAAAAGCTAAAAGTATCAATAAATACTTTTGGCTTACAGTAGTAAATATATCCATAAATATCCAAATATTATGGCTATAACCAAATAAATAACCCTTAATAACCAAAAATTGACTCTGTTTCCTACTGCCCTATCTATTATACTGTTAGTTGTCTTGGACGTATAATCTATTTTCAACCCCCTCAGCCTATTCAGTAATGGGTCATATATTACCCCTCTTACGAATGCGAAATACACAACATAGCAAAACACATCCTGCGGCCATATCTCATCGTAATAATCCACGCTTAAAGCTATACAAACCCCGAACATACAGAATCCTATTGTATATGTCCAGAGCTTGTTTATGTTGTCGACTGTTCCTTTGGATAGATTTATCCTTAACGCCTCAATTAATGCGGAGATTATTGCCGCAAATATCGGGTAAATAAGTGTCATTTTATTACTGGTTCAAACCATACATCATGATGGTCGGGCCATAACAAACCAAAGAAGAAGATGCTACCAAGGACTAGCCATACGAGAGCAAACTGAAACCATGCAATCTTATGAAAAGGAACATTCTTGTCGGATGGAACCCATCTAGTAACTCCGGCAACAGCACCAGGAACTTGTTCCTTTACCTTGCTCTTTGACCTGTGAGATATATAGGCTATAATAAGCAGAGGGATGATAGGCAGAAAGCAAAACGCTATTGCAATCCACATATCAAAGTTGTTTTCGTTTATCATACTATAACTTTTAATAAAGATAAGATTCTTTTTCTATTCATCCAAATAGCCATAAGGAT